ATGATTGCACGCGAAGTTATAGATAAGGTTAGACTACGAGCCGATATAGTGTCCGTAGTCAGTGAGTATTGTAATTTACAACGCAGCGGCAGTAATCTTCGTTGCTGCTGCCCGTTCCATGAGGAGAAAACCCCCTCTTTCTTTGTCAATGTAAACAGAAACTCCTGGCACTGCTTTGGCGCATGTGACGAAGGAGGTGATGCCATTTCGTTTGTAATGAAAAAAGAGGGATTGAATTTTGATACGGCTGTACGGAAACTGGCAAACAAATATGGCGTTCAAATCGAGGAGGCTGATGAACCCACAACGGAGCAGCGTCAGCAAGCCCTCAAAAAGGAAGCCTTGTTGACGCTGTATTCCGTTGTTCAGAAATACTACGAACACAATCTTTATTCCGATGATCCGAAAGCCAAAGCCGCGCTGGAATACGCCTGCGAGCGTTGGGATAAAGATTTTGTCAGAGACATGGGCATTGGTTATGCCAATTCTGATTGGCAAGGTTTGATTAACTATGCCAAATCTCATGCCTGCTCGATTGAACTGATGAGAGAGGTCGGATTGGTTACCACTTCTAGCAAGAACAACCGCGAACATGATTTCTTCCATGAGCGGTTGATGATACCAATCCGGAATAAATATCAAAAGATAATAGGATATACCGCGCGCGCATTAAATAATAAGGATGACAGCACACCCAAGTATATCAATTCCAAGACCTCGGAAATATATAAGAAAGACCAGTGTATATTCGGCATTGATGTTGCTTGGAACGCAGCCTCGAAAGCCGGTAATTTTGTTCTTGTGGAAGGTGCGCCCGATGTTATGCGCCTTCAGCTCATAAATGTACCGCAAGCCGTTGCTTGTTTGGGCAGTCAGTGGTCAGATGACCATTTCGCCATTCTCAAGCGGTATTCCAACACACTGATTTTCGTGCCTGATGCTGACACTCCAAAGGACGGCAAGGCATACGGCACCGGCATCGAAAAAGTGCTGGAAGCCGGGGAACGGGCTTGGCGGCAGGGATTTACTGTCTTTGTCAAGGAAATCCCATTGGGCGACCAAAACAAAAAACAGGATGCAGGGTCTTTCTTCAAGATTAAGAAAAACTTTGACGACCTCGAACAACAGGAGTTTATTGTCTGGTATGCCAAGAAACGCGTGAACTATCCGCAGATGTTCAACACAGGCAGCACACCGGTTGAGGATGTTGCGAGCCTATTGGCATTTGTGCAGCAGGAACATGAGATTGACCGATATATCAATCTCCTGCACGAGGTCATCAAAGGAAAAGGAATGTGGCGCAAGGCTGTTACTGAAGCCAAACGCCGACAAAGCACCGAATCGCTCAAAGAGGAAAGCAACACCTTGCACCTTGACCTGTTTGAGCAGTATGGTTTTCAAGAGAAAAGCCATACCTATATTGCCATTAGTGCGAATGGCAAGCCTATACGATGGTCTAATTTTGTGCTGCATCCTCTGTTTCATATCAAAGATAACCAATCCGCTTTGCGTCTGTTTGAAATAGAGAACGAACACGGACAGAAAGCAATCATAGAGTTTAAGCAGGAAGATCTTGTCTCACTCACAAAGTTCAAACAAAAGGTGGAGAGCCTTGGCAACTATGTTTGGCTGGCAAAAGAGGAGCAGCTTACCCGGCTTAAACTCTATCTTTATCAGACCACCGAAACGGCAGAGCTGATTACACAACTCGGTTGGCAGAAAAAAGGCTTCTTTGCTTTTGGAAACGGAGTTTTCAATGAAAACAAGTGGCAACCGGTTGACAACTTCGGCATCGCTCGCTTGGGAGAGAAAGGCAACTATTATCTGCCTGCTTTCTCGTCCATATACAAAGATGATGCGCAACTTTATCAGTTTGAACGCAGCTTTGTTCACAATAACTGGAGCGCGATTACTCTGCGCAAGTATAGCGAACAACTCATTGAGGTGTTTGGCGACAATGCGAAGATTGGAATATGTTTCTTGTTGGCAACCCTCTTTCGGGATGTTGTTACCGCACAATCAAAGTCCTTCCCTATCTTGAACCTGTTTGGTCCGAAAGGCTCTGGTAAATCCGAACTCGGACACTCGCTCATGTCCTTCTTTATCATTGAGAACACACCGCCCAACATACAAACCTCTACGCTACCGGCATTGGCAGACGCTGTGGCACAATGCGCCAATGCTCTCGTCCACATCGATGAGTTTAAGAACACAATCGATATAGACAAGCGTGAGTTTCTGAAAGGTCTGTGGGACGGTGCCGGTCGTAACCGGATGAATATGGATAAGGACAAGAAACGCGAGGTTACTCGTGTCGATAGCGGCATTATCCTCTCCGGACAGGAGATGGCCACTGCCGATATTGCCTTGTTTTCACGCTTCATCTTTTTGCGCTATAACAAGTCAGAGTTTACCGCCGAAGCCAAAACCAAGTTCAATCTGCTCATTGACATGCGCAAGTTGGGTTGTACCCATCTGACTTTGCAACTGCTCGGCTTCCGTACTTTCTTTGAGGCTAACTTCAAAGAGGCGTACACTCGTGCCAGCCGGGATATTCAGGAGGCTCTCGGTGACACGGTCATCGAAGACCGCATATTGAAGAACTGGATTATCCCGACCGCTGCCTATGCCTGCCTGCAAAGCAAGTTGGATTTGCCCTTTGATTATTTCGACATCTGCAAGGTCGCTGTTGCAGGTATCATCGAGCAGAATAAGGAACTGAAACAGAATAACGAGATTTCCGTATTTTGGGATATTGTCGATTATCTGCATCAGGACGGGCAAATCAACCTTGGAGCGGACTATCGCATTGAGCATTTCACAAAGCTCAAAGTAGAGGAGGGAACAGTGGCGCAGGAGTACGCTACTCCAAAGGTCGTGCTACTGCTCAAATACAAGCGTATCTTTGAGCTGTACCAACTCCACGCAAAGAAGATTGGCGAAACGCTTCTGCCAAAGACTTCGCTTGCGTATTATCTGGAGAACTCTCCTGCTTACCTTGGAAAGAAGAAATCAGTCCGCTTCAAGTATGTCGTGCAGGGACGGCAGGTTACAACCATGGAAACGGTCAACGGATATACCACACAGGTTGACCAGACAACCGTTGACCAAGCCTATTGCTTTGATTACGCTATGGTAAAAGAGCAGTATGGCATCAATCTCGATGTTTCTACTGCCAACATCAATTCTGATATTCCCGAAGAAACAGATGAGGAAGAAGCCAAGAAAGTTGAACCGGAACAGACGGAAATTGACTATGAATAGTAGTCATTTTCGGTCTTTATTTCCCAATTTGTGCGGTGCGCTGCTCGTGAGAGTCGCGCACTTTTTGTTGCGAATACGCATAATGTCATTCCAAGAAATGCTATTCTACAAATTCTACACATTCTACATGCTGAAAACAAGCGATTTGCAATTTCTACGCCGTTCCACATTTTTCTACAAAGTTCTACAAACCGCTTGCGAAAACACTGTTTTTCTACATTGTTCTATAATTTCTACATTATTTGTTATTTGTAGAAAATATAATATGTTTGTTTATAGCGTTTTACGATTTAGCGACACTTGTAGAACCTGTATCGGGGAAACTATGACATATATGAGGGAAACTTTTTTCTTTTGGGCGTTACCTTGCAGGTCGGGCTATGCAGGGGTGTCCGTCCTCGATGATCTTCCACGTTGCAGACTCCCGCTGGTCATTTGCAATGTTGCAGTACATCTCACACAGCTGCGCTCCCTTACTATCCCTAACGCGGATATTTGGCTTTCTCTGCTTATTGGCTTATCTGCTACTCATCAAACGATAATTCGGCATAACTGCAACATATTGGCATCCTTGATTTTTAGCCAGTCGTTACTCGTTCTGCGCAAAAGCATTTTGTTTCCGAGTTTGTTGAGATTGTTTTCGCACTGCAAAGGTAAGACGCGACCATCACGAACCGCTGAGCTATGCAAGGTCAAGCCCTCCGGGTTTGGCTAAAAAAATCTTCCTTTTATGGCTCCTTGGGCGTATTCGTCCTCGCTCGCTTGGACGGATACTCGCTATAAACGAGTATTTTTCGACCAAAATCTTGCATTTCTACAGTCGCTACCTTCTAAAAGCAGTGGAAAACAACTCAACTCGAAAACAGCTTTATACGCAAGTAACAACTTAAAAATTCAAGCAATATGAAACAGTTATCATTATTCGATTTATTTGATGAGCTACAGAGCCAATCATCAGCAGAGAAAGCCGGTTTGTTGGAAAAACAATCTAATCTCTCTTCCAGCATTACCGCAAGTAATGACGCAAGCGAGGTGGAGAAAGTAACCTCAGATGATGTTATAGATTGCGGTTTGTTAAAGCAATTCAAAGATATAAAACAACAATACCCCGACGCGCTTTTGCTTTTCCGTGTGGGTGATTTTTATGAGGCATACCAGCAGGACGCGCAGGACGCAACCAAGATTTTAGGTATTACCTTGACGCATAGAGGACGCTCGAAAATGTTATTTTGCGGCTTTCCTTATCATGCACTCGATACCTATCTTCCCAAGTTAGTCAGAGCAGGTCGCCGTGTGGCTATCTGTGACCAACTTGAAGATGTGAAGAAAGCGACAAAGAACCTACCCAAAAAGCAGGTAACACAATAAACCGAATATAAACCCTTATAGGCTGTGCTATCGGCAGGACGGGCGACAATATGTTATTAAATGAATTTGCACAAAGAACAGGTTTTGAACCAAGCAACAAGTATTTTTTTGAGGTTATACACCCCGAATATATGCAGTCCGAACTCACAAAAGATGAGTTTTGCCGTCAGTGGAAAAGGAAAGGCGGATTTCAAAAAGCCTATGACGCTATGTGTGTAGAGCGCAACGAGCAGCAAGATATTGCATTTCGCTACAAAAGAGCCTACCAAGAAACAAAGGACGCACTTGATGAAGCGTGGCAGAGAATAAACCGCCTGACCTATAAACTTGATATGATTAAAGATATAATAAACAACCAATAAAAACAACTATTATGAAAGCGATTAAGGACTTAAAGCACGGAGAGTATTTTACCCTCCGTGAGATTGAAGAACCCAAAGAGAACCAAGTTTGGATTAGGGACGATTATGACCCCGCAGAAAAAGAGTACATCTGCTACAACTTTGCAGATACAAGCAAGTGGAAATATCTCAAAGGAGACAAGCAAGTGTATGACAGCGAACATTTTGTATTTTGAGTTATGAAAGAACAAGACAAAAAGCAGGAGCAAATCCGAGCCTTGCAGGAGCAAGGCGAACCCATTGATTGGGCGGTCGTGGTGCTGTGCTGACCACCGAACCGAGAGCCGACCCCATAAGGGCAAGGCTTTCGGGACACGACCGATTGGCGGACAGGTCATCACCGACACGGACCGGATTTTTACCCGTTTTGTGCGCTGGAAATGACAATAATGCTATAATTTTTGTAAAAATGCGCGTTTTTTTGTCTAATTATTTGTGTATATGAAAAAAAAGCAGTAATTTTGCAGCAGATTTTTTCGAGTTTATACCCGTAGAAACTGGAAAATATGTTAGTAGGATTTCAGAGAAATATCAAACGCATGCCTGCCGGAAAGGTCTTTACCACCGCAGAGGTCATGGGTGATGCCAAGAACGCCGCTTCCGCCAACCGCCTTTTGGGTATGATGGTGGATGCCGGCACACTGCGCCGCGTATCGCGAGGACGCTATTACAAACCCGAAGAGTCGGAGTTCGGAACAATCCCTGTTGACACGCGTGAACTGGTCAAGGACTTGCTGTTCAAAAACGGCACACCTATCGCATACATAAGCGGTCTGAATGCCATGAATGAGTTGGGACTGACAACGCAAGTCCCGGCTGACATCACCCTTGCCTGCAATAACGAGAAGAAAGCAGTCGTGCGCAATCAGGTGCGTGTGCGTTTTATCAAACAGCCCAACGCCATTACCAAGGCAAATATCCCGTTGCTCCGTCTGTTGGATTGTATGCGTTTCATCAAGAAAACGCCTGACAACAATATCAACGGAGCATTGCAGCGGTTAGTGTTCCTCATCGGTGAGCTGCCGGAAGAACAGCAGCGCAAGATGGTGCGCTTGGCTGTAAGATATACCCCGCAGGTCCGCGCCCTGCTCGGAGCAGTCATGGAAAATTCTTTCCCTGCCGTACCGGTGGACGCTCTCCGAAAATCTCTTAACGGATTAACGACTTATCCGCTCAACATCAGCTGTGAATTATTACCGAACCAATCTAATTGGAATATCGTATGATACTGCATCAAGACACCAACACTTTCCGCCAACTCATCCTGTTGGCTGGTGAACATTTCCACATGCGTCCGTCTTACATTGAGAAAGATTATTGGGTGACGCAGATGTTATTCCGTTTGTCACAATCGCCCTATGTCGGCAATGTGGTGTTCAAAGGAGGAACATCGCTGAGCAAAGGTTACAATCTCATCAACCGCTTTTCTGAGGATGTGGATGTGGCTGTCATCCATGAAGGTCTGACCGGCAATGCCGTCAAGACACTTATCCGGAATGTGGAGAAAGGCATCATCGGAGACTTCACCCCTACTGATGATCCTTCCAACACCAAAGGCTCTATGTTCCGCAAGTCCGTGCTGACTTATCCGGTCATCATGCCGGACGAACCCGGAGGCATTGCCGTCAAGCGGATGATTCTTGAAATAAGTGCCTTTGCCAATCCTTTCCCGCATGAGCCGAAAGAGATTTCTTCGCTGATTGCGCAGTACCTGTTGGCGATTGACAGAAAAGATGCTATAGAACGTTTCGAGATGCAGCCTTTCACGCTCAATGTGCTGGACTACCGCCGTACACTGGTGGAGAAGATTGTTTCGCTCACGCGTTTCTCCTTTGCCGACCCGCGCTCGCTGGCAAACAAGATCCGCCATTTCTATGACATCTACTATCTCATGCAGACGGAAGGCTGCAAGATATATACGGCTTCACCTGACTTCAAGTTGAATGTGCAGCAACTGCTGGAACATGACCAGAAGGAGTTTGACGAACCGGAAGGCTGGCAGGAAAAGTCGATAGCCGATTCTCCGCTTGCCACACGCTTTGATGAACTTTGGGCTGCTATTGCGCCGACTTATCAGACGGAGATGGCATCACTGTCGTTTGCCGCTATCCCTCCTGCTGATAAAGTCGCAGCTGTCGCCAAAGCATTGTTCTTACAATTGGCATAGTAATAACTTTCATAGAACGAGCCGCTAGGTCGCAAGACACTGGCGGCTTTTTTTGTAATGGTAGGTCTGGTGACACTACCGTTTTTTTTGCGCTTTCCCTGCGATTAGGCTCTATTGTGCCGCCTGTCATCTGCGAGTTTGCGGTTAACTGCTACATATTCTCCGTTCTCATTTTCAGCCAGTCATTACTTGTTTACCGTCTAAAGAACCGTCATCGAGTTTTGTTGAGATTGTTTTCGCACTGCAAAGGTAAGTCATGGGCGCATACGAACCGCCAAAGGCTATGCAAGGTCACGCCGCCGGTTTTGCAAAAAATCTTCCTTTTTCTGCTACTCACAAAAAGAGTATTTGTTGTCAAAAATCTTGCATTTCTGCACCCACTACCTTTAGAAAGCAGTGGAAAACAACTCAACTCGATAACTACTTTATACGCAAGTAACAACTTAAAAATTCAAAGAATATGCAACAGTTAGATTTATTTCAGATGGCAGTCGAGGCACAGAGCCTTATCATCGCAGGAAAAGCAAAGTTGGAAAAACAATCTAATCTCTCCTCCAACATTACCGCAAGTAAGTGTTACCTCTCCATTGAGGACGATATAGAACCGAGAGAGTTTGACGATGAACCCTATTACGGAGATATTTATGACGAGTACATAGATTTTGAGGTGTGCAGCCGTGTATGGTAAGATAACAAGTAACAAACATTTTAATATCAACAATTTAATTTTTACAACTATGAGTACAACGAAGAAAGGCGCAAAGAGCGCAAAGGTAGAAAAGGCAATCAACGCAGTAAAAGCAGGTCAAGTGGTAAGAACCGCAGAGTTACAAACCGCACGCGAGTTGGCAGCACAAGTCATAGAGGACGCAAAAAAGGCTATGACCGCAAAGCAGCAGGCAGCACAAGAAAGGCGGAATTGGCTCCGTGCCATATCAGCCGATTTCCAAGCACAGCGCGAACTTATGGAAATGACCGGTGCCGAGTACATCCCGACAATAAATGAAATGTTGCACGCCTATTATGCCAAGCAGAACAACATCACCGAGTTAAACACCTTTGACCAGTGGAAAGAAAAAGGCTACCAAGTCCGCAGAGGGGAAAAAGCGTTCCTATTTTGGGGAAAGCCAAAGAGCCGCCAACAACAACCGACCGAACCCACCGGGCAGGACGAGCAAGGCGAGCAGGCGCAGCAGGTTGAACCGCTGACCGCAAAGCAAAATGATTATTACCCCCTTTGCTATCTGTTCGACATCAGCCAATGCCACAAGGCACAAGCATAACAAACCAAGCCAAGCAGGGCAGCGGAGCAATTCCGCACCCTGCAAGGCTCAACAAACAAAAGTATAACATCAAAATTTTACAGCTATGACAACGAATTTAGAACCCTTGACCAAGAACGAAATCAGAACCCACGCAGCACATTATGACCAAGCAAAGCCAGCCGTTTATGTGGGGACATACCACAAATATAATTGCGGCAGCCTTTATGGTATGTGGGTAGATATAACCACCTTTGACGAGTACGAAGAATTTTACGATTTTTGCCGCAGGCTGCACCGCGATGAGAACGACCCCGAATTTATGGTGCAAGATTTTGAGTACTACCCCGAAAGTTGGTATCACGAGGGCGGACTACCCTCCGAAAAAGAATTTGAGCGTATCAACGAATTTGCCGCCCTTGATGAGGACAAAAAAGAAGCGTATGAGATTTATCTTGACAACTACAACGAGGACGCAACAATCGAAGAGTTTGAAGAAAGGTATGAAGGCAAGTATGACAGCGGTGAAGATTTTGCCGAGCACCTTTGCGAGGAGTGCGGCTATTTCAAGAACCTACCGCAGTGGCTGCAATGCTGCATTGACTATTCGGCAGTGTGGCGCAGCCTTGACACAGGCGGTGATTATAGCGAGTATGACGGGCATATATTCCGATAACAGCCCACCCAAGAGCCAAGCCCCAAAAAGGGGCAAGGCTCACGGGACACGCCCGATTGCCGGACAGGTCATCGCTGACACTGACCGGCATTTTTTAGTGTACTACAATTATTGGAATAATGCAGCCAAAAGTTGCTAAAGTCATCGATTTTTTGTAATTTTGCACTCTGTTTCAAGCGATTACAGTATGTCAGACCGCATTTGTTTATATTTGGTATTACCTAATTATCTTGCGCAGTGGTACGCGCATGAGTGCCGTGAGATTGAGTTTCGTGATGAGTGCATCGTGCCAAGCGGAGACTATAAGCCGCTTGACCCTGTTACCATTCCGCGTGGCTCCCAAGAGAGCCGGATCTTGCAGATGTTTCTCAAGAAGAAACCTGCCCAATTCATGAAAGAACCGGAGGACGCAAACATTGCGCTTGTCATTCCGTACTTTCATGACAAAGACCCGCAGTATTACAACTATCTCGGCAAACATGGCAGAGAGAAACTGACGGACGCTATCCGCAACCGTTTTCAGGTGAACCTGTGGGAGGAGTTGCACACTTTCAAGAATGCCTTGTCACGCCAGGATAACACAATCTTTGCGTATATGGAGGCGCACGGCATTGAGTGCAACGAAACGAACTGGAACGCCATTGCCAAGATATACCAACGGCAGCGTATGGCATACTACAAACAGAAAAGTCGCAAAAAACCTTCAAAAAACTCATCGACAAAATGGTGAAATTTTGAGGTTTTGTCAAATGTGTCTAATCTTGTCAAATCCTGTCAAATGAAACAAGTGTCATATCCCGGAATAGTCAGCATCGGTTATCTGCTTGCCGAGAACCTTCCTGCCAACACTGCCTACAGCGCATTGGCAGGCATACCTGTATCTCTTTTTCTCCGCCCAACGGATGTTCCGCTGTCTGGCACGGCTGAATGTGTTGTTGAGCAATCCAACGACAGCAACGGCTCGGCGGAAAGTCTGACCCTCACCTTCAGCAGCGCATTGAGGCTTCCACGCCATAAAGCGGTTGCTTTGGTCTTAAAGGACGCTAACAACCAGTCGTGGCTTATCGGACAGTTGGAACGTCCGCACCTCGCAATCACTTCGACACAACAGACAGGGACACCGGACGGGTCGCCTGCTGTGTATGTCTATGAGGTAAAGCAGTCCGCTCCCATCTGCTACAAACCCTGCAAAATGATGGTGTAGCAGCCTGTTTCCAGTCTTTTCTCCTACTTATATTCGGTCGTACTTTTGCACTGAAAATTAAATTCAGTCATGAAGTACGACCTTTATTTGCGGGGTTATGTAGGCGGCGCAGACTTTGACGCTGACCTCGTTTCCCGTGTTCTCGCCAAGCATAAGGACCAACCGGTGACGGTGCTGATTGATTCGCTCGGTGGCTCACTCGCTACCGCGCTTTCTATCGCTGCCGCTTTCCGTGAGCATGGCGATGTAACTGCACACTTTGTCGGCATGAACGCTAGTGCAGCTACTATTGCGTCAATGGGTGCCAAGACCATCACCATTGACGAGTGCGCCATGTATCTCGTTCACAAGTGTTCGGCAGAGTTTTTCCAATGGGCATCACTCAATGCCGACCAACTCCAAGAGCAAATCGACCAACTCGCACAGATGAAGTCCGACCTTGAAAAGATGGACCTCAATGTGGCACAGATGTACGCTCGAAAGTGCAAAAAGCCGGTGGCAGACTTGCTCGCGTTGATGAAGACCGGCGGTTGGCTCACTGCTGCAGAGGCGCACCAATGGGGCTTCGTGGATAGTCTGACCGATAACCACGAGGATTCCGTTCCCGTACTCACAGAAGATCTTGCTGCCTCTATGCAAGCCAACGGACTGCCGCTGCCGGATATGGAGATTAAAGCCACTCCGACACCTTCGGGCTTTAACAAGTTGGTCGAGATGCTTTCCTCGTTCTTCCAACGCAAAGATACCGCAGAAGCTAATCAACCCAAAATTTCAAACGATATGAACAAGTTACTGCCTTTACTTGCCGTTGCATTGGCTATGCAGCAGCAAGAGTTTACGCTGACTGACGAGAAACTTTCTCTGACAGCCGAGCAAGCCGACACACTGGAGGCTCATCTGAAGTCTCTCAATGACCAAATCGCTGCGCAGACAAAGACCATTGCGGACAAGGACAGCCGTATAGCTGACCTTGAAAAGCAGTTGGCACAAAAGCCCGCCGATGAGACCGCACAGGTCATCAATCAGCAGGGTAATCCTGCACTCACTCCGGAAGCGGAGTTTGCGCAGAACCTCGCCAAGGCGCAAGAGCTGTACAACCAACTTCCTTAATCGACAACCCATAAATTTTGACAAACTATGGCATACGGAAAATTAGTATTTACCCCCGAAGAGTGGCGTGAAGCCGCTCACAAGTACCGCAAGGAGTTGCTTATGCTCCCCTTGTTCGGTTGCAAGGAGACGCTGGACTTCATGACTGGTCGTCCGGGCGTCCGCTATAAGGAGTCCGTCGGCACTATCGGTTTGGATGCGCAGTTTGCGCCCTACAAGCCGGACGCAAAGTCTGCCGCCGACCTCAATCTGTCGTTCCGCACGCTCGAAACATTCCTCGGCTCTGTAGTCAAGGAGTTTGAGCCTAACAGCGCGTACCGCACTCTGTTGCACCAAGGCGCGACCAAAGGAAACGGACAGGCATCAACGCCTACCGCCCGTGAGGTGCTGGGACTGATTGGCAAATCATTGTCCTACCACCTTAACAACGCCATCTGGTCGGCACAGCGCAACGACAACGGAACGACCACCGCAGAGCTGTTTAATGGTTTTGACACCATTACCCAGACCGAAATCACTGCCGGTAATATCTCCGCTGACGCAAAGAACTATGTGAAACTGACCGATGACATCACCACCGAGAACGCTTGTGATGTTGCCAAGGACATCCTCTTCCATCTTGACCCGCATCTGCGTGCGCAAGAACTGCTGATGTACTGCTCGCAGGACTTCTACGACAAGTACAGCGAGAGTTATCAGAGAACCCACGGAGGGCTTATCTATAACAGCCAGTATCAACAGAACGCTGTGGAAGGCTCGCAAGGTCGCCTGAAACTTGTGCCGCTTGCCAACAAGACGGACAGCAAGTTTATCCACATCTCCACCAAGAAGAACATGCTCTATGGTTACGACAACATGTCGGATATCGAGAGCATCGAGGTAGAGCGTTTCGCTCCGTTCGTGCTGACCTATGTGGCAACGATGTTCTTTGGCGTACAGTTCGAGTCTATCGACAAGAGCTGCCTCAAGGTCATCGAACTCAAGACAGCCCCTGCTGCAAGTCAATCCTGATTGTTTAACCGCTTAAAGACACGATAGATATGGGAAACTGCACATCCATTCAGAAGTCGCTTGCATGGTGCCAAGGCACGCCGGAGTACCCCGGCATCAAGCGGCGTATCTATTACATCGCCAAGTCTGCAATCGCTAAATGGCCGAAGTTGCCGACCGATAATCTTGGGCGTCCTACAGCAGCTATCTATGAAGGCAATTTTACATTGCTTGCCGATCAAAAGTGGCATTTCATTGATGTGCTGCCGGACAAGTGCCAAGTCACCTCGGAAGCCCAAGGGGAACTGCCCTCGCAGACACAGCTCAACAAACTCACTGCCGTTCATCCGGGAGTTGGTGAGGAAGCCAGCGCAGCTGCCGCCTACATCAACAACACGGATAATGTGTTCCTCGTGGAGGACATGAAAGGCAAGTACCGCGTCATCGGCTCAGAACGCTGGGACACCAAGTCCACCGTTGCACAAGACCTCGGTCAGGGTGCTACCGGCACAGCGTCCACAACAATCAATGCCGAAGCCAGTGATGTTGTGCCTGCTCCGTTCTACGCCGGTACGATAGAACTGGAGGACGGCACGGTTATCAACGAGCCGGAATCCTCGGAGGAATCTAACGCTTCGCAAGAATGAGTTTGATTGACCTCTCCATATTGGACCAAAGCGCACCTTCTCCTAAAGCAGAAAAGAACCTGTTTGAGGAGAAGGAAAAGCGCAAGGCATGGGAGAAAGAGAAACTTGCGCGGTGCGATTTTGTCAAACAAGTCAAAATCCTGCACCGAGCAGGTTTTTACTTTATCTCGGTGTGGAACAAGTCCGTCAAAGGTCGCACCCTTATTGACATCAAAGCTGATGATAATATGATACCGTTCTTTGCTACCCATGTCACGGAGCTTATAACCGACACGATCGGTGACAACCTCCGCAATGGCACTTGGGCTATCGTTGCCACTCCCAAACGCCGACACCTGACGCACAACTTCGCTTCGCTCATCGCGGAGGAGATTGGCAAACGGCTCGGTATTCCTTTTTATGATGACTGCGCACACGCCCGGACACGAGAGCGTATCAATGCCGTGTTCACAGCGGACAACATACCCAAGGAGCAGAACATCATCGTATTTGACGACTTTGTTACAACCGGCTCAACTATCTGCGCAATGAAAAACCTGCTGGATAGTCTGGGCAAGACTTCTGTTTATTTCATCGGAATCAATAACCATCTTTCACATGGATACTAAACTAACCCAAAGAATGCAGGACTGGCTCGAAGCCAAACCTGCTGACCGCTCATTGGAGGAGGGTGCGGAACTCGTCCTCAAACTCACAGGCAATCAGTTCATGCACCGCAATATCATGGTGCGCAAGGACTTCAAGATGATAGAGTATCAACTGCGTAAGTACCTGCCGAAGCGTCTGCAGGAAGTTACGCACGAGGAAGTCGAGCGCATGTCTAAAGAAGCCGCCAAGATAGCCGAGGAGCATCATCTTGACACTATCCGCAAGTCCGCAAAGACACCGCCGGAGGAGTGGAAGAAAGGCAAGCGCGAAGACCACGACCAACTGCCGGAGGAGATACAAGCCCTCTATGCCGAGAACTTGACTCTCCTGCATCGTATGCGTGAGTGCCACCTGCAGGCGCGTAAGATAGCCAACGCTACCAAGCCTTGCTCTGACTGCGACATCTACCCGTTTGTTAAGGAACTTATCGAACTGGATAAACGCCTGCACAGCAACTGGAAAGCATACGATGAGTATGGTCGTGAGACTGGTGATGCTGAATGAAACGAGGCGTAGCCATAGAGGACTACCTGAAACCCTTGCAGCCGAACCAGACACAGTGCTATCTGACCAACACGCTGCAAGTGGCGGATATTGTCGAATGGACTCTTGCCCAAATAGGTAAGAGTACCATTTGGCAGACATCGTTTTCAATCTCCGAGGAGTTTTTGCGCAGGCTTTATTTCATCTCGAAATCAGGCAATGTGGAAACGATCCACCTCTTGCTTGATTTCAAAGCCACGCAGAAAACGCTCCGCCTGTGGGCTTTCCTCTCGCAGGTCATTGAACACACCTACCTTGCTGACAACCACAGCAAGGTTATTCTTATTCGGTCAGCCGTGATGAGTGTAGCCATCATCACCTCGCAGAACCTCACAAGAGGTAACCGGCATGAAAGTGCCGTTGTTACCACGGACCTCGCTATATTCAATACCCTGCATGAGGAGATTGAAGACCTCATCAAGAACCATTCCGTCCCTCTGTCGGAGTTATACAACGCTCAAATCAAATGAACGCTATTCATATCAATACCATGCGCGAAATGCTGGCGCACCCCGAGCCGGTGGATATTTCGCTGTTCACCGCCAAGGGCGAAGTGCAGCACTACAAGAACTGCATTTCGCTCCGCTATGATTTTCGAAACGGCACACGCCGGATCAAACTCCTCTCATCAGGACAAATCCGCCAAGTGCGTGATGTCTGCATCTTCCAAATCAACGGTATGGAAGTGTTTTTGTAGGTACAAAAAAATGGCAATAATTGGATTTATTGCCAGATTTTTTACAATTCAAATATCCGAAATGTTGCAAGAATATCGGATGTTTTGATAATAGAAATTCCTAAAACTTTGCAAATTATTTAGGAATTTTACATATTATGGAATCGCTCTTGCAGTTCTGAAATACGCCTCATCAAGTCATCAAAGGCAGGTGCTTCTTTGAAAATGAAAGCGGTTGTCATGTTGGCATAGTCGGCACGGAAAGCCTCTATCAGTTCTTGCGGAGGATAGAAACTGATATTCGCGGAACGGTTCTTCTCATAATCCACATAGTGCAGATTATAGAACTGCCGGCGATGTTCTATGATATGGTTGTACAAGTCATGGTTTGCCAACGCTTTCTTTCCGAAATCCGTATCCATCAGTTTCTCCAAATCGTAGTAGTGACGGCTCATGCGTTGTGTACGCGGTTTCGCCTTTTGAAACTCCTCATTGAGCAGGAACGCTTTTTCGAGAAATGTCCGCTCCGGTGAAACGGTATTGATGGTGCAGCATGTTTCTTCGTCAAGATTTGCAAAGGTTTCATGCAACAATGACGATATGGGGCGCGGCTCAAACGGCTCTTTCAGCGACAGACAGCTGACTTCGATTTTGACCACAGGCTGTATGTAATCGGGTTGGTAACCCTCTATGATGGTATTGTACCGTACTTGCAGCACAGTCGGGTCTTTGTCGCTATCAATGGGAACGGCAACACCTTTGCTGATTTGTGTAGTTACAGGTACTACTTCAAAAGAAGTGATACCTAATGCCTCCAATTGCTCTTTCAATTCGTCCGCCAACTGCGTATGCACTACCTGACGAGACATCTTGCGCAAACGGTCGCGCTGGGACTTGTTTTCACCGGCGGCAAAGGCGTGACCCTGCTTTGCAAACCATTCGCGACCAAGCGAAATGTCAATATCCTCACTGAAACGGTTGATTAACCGCCAGCCTTTGCTCAATGAAGTGCCGCCTTTGAATAACAGGTATGGGGCAAACGATGTCTGAAACAGCGCACGTAGCACCGCAGTTACCCACCAGTCTTTCTCAACGGAGGGAGTATCAATCTCCAGTTGTTTCGCTATGGTATCAAGAGCACCTTGCCGCTCGTTTATGGATAAGTCAAGCCATTTCATGTTCAATGTTATTTTGCACTTGTAACAATAGTTTTTTTATTCCTTGCGGCATCCGCATTATGTCCTCTTTCGCGTCTGCATTGCCTTGGTAATGGCGCATTACATCATATACCACGCTCATCTGCTCATCTGTCAGATTGCCGACACCGACACTGCGCAGAGCCTGGCAGAAAGCTGCCAAGTTCTTGTCCTTGTATGCAAAATGTCTCGGAACGCCGCGCTTGAATTGTATGGTTCTTCCGCCTATATTGACAGGACGACCAGATCCGCTGGTCAGGAAAACGGCTTTCATCGGCACTTGCTCGCTCAAACCGAACATGTTTTCCGCAGTCTCACCAACCGGCAGTATCTGCACATGATCTCGTTCAGCAATGGCTTCAGCAACCTGTACCATGCTTGGCATTGCCATACCGTATTGCGTGTGAGCAGGTTTGGTATAGATGCCGTTGGCTAACCGCACAAGCCTACCGTCATCGGCAGCTGCCGACAGCAGTTTGGAGATATAGGTGGGGTCGTATTGCGGAAAGTCTGCAATCATCAGCAGCGACTTCGGTGCAGCCTCATCTATAGCCTTGTTTACGATGTTGCCTATAAAATCCTCTTTCATTTTTCCTAAAATTTTTGCAAAATTATGGGAATTTTTTGAAATATGCAAATTTTTTGCCGAAAAAATGCAAGAAATCGTGTTTTTTTCGCGATTTTGGTCCTTTTACTGCACTTTTCCTGCAAATTTTGTGTCTTTTCTGCACCCATACTCGCATAGTACCTTTGCAACAAAAATGCAAGAGTATGGACTTTTCTTTTTCAAGCATAGAGCAACTGCCTGACGCCAAAGTTTCGGTGGCGTTTGTGCCGGACAGCAGCAAAGTATTCCGTGAGGACACGAAACTTGACAGCCGTGTTCTCAACGGAGGACAGCGTTTTATCCCTTGGGGGCAGGACAATACCATGCCCTACGACATCATCAGCAAGATCGAGGATGATGAAACGCTCGCCACTTGTCAGCAGTTCAATGCCGAAGTCTGCTATGGTGCAGGCTTGCAGTACAACACCGGGAAATGCACCGCACAGGTGCAGGAGGACATCGAGGACTTCCTGCTTCAGAACGACCTCGCTTCCTATTTCCTCGGCGTTTGTCAGGACTTCAAATACTTTGCTTTCGCCGTCTCGGTCATCATCTTCAACAATGACGCGAGCAAGATTGTGCGTATCGTCCGCAAAGAGGCGTGCAACTGCCGTTTTGCGCCTGCTGACAAACGCGGACACATCCCCTGCGTGCTGTTTGCCGATTGGCGCAACGAACATTTGCCGGAACACTATGAGCGTATTCCGCTCCTGTCTGTTTCCGCTCCGTTTGCGGACTTGCAAAGCCGCCTGCAAGCCAAGACCAAAGACCGCAAGTTTGCCGTCCTCACTCGCGTCCCGACACCGGACTACTGCTATTATCCCATCCCTTATTATGCCTCGCTTTTCAAGGGCAAGTGGTATGACATCAAGCGTCTTATTGCCGTAGCCAAAGAAGCCAAGTTGCGAAATGCCGCTCCTATCAAGTATCATATCGAGGTGGCGCAGAAATACTGGGAAACGATTTTCCGTGCCGAAGGCATCACGGACAAGAAGAAGATGCAGGAGCGCGTGAACACCGAGAAACAGCGCATCATCAACTTCCTCACCGGCGCAGAGAACAGCGGCAAGGTGTGGTTCTCGATGTTCTATGTCAGTCCGGACGGACAGGAGCAACATGATGTCGTTATCAACAAGATTGAGAACTCCAAAGAGGGTGGCGATTGGGAAACGGATATCCAAGAGGCTATCAACATGGTCTGCTTCACGATGCGCGTACATTCCAACCTTGTCGGGAGCGTACCGGGCAAGGCGCAGACCAACAACAGCGGCAGCGACAAGCGCGAACTCTACACCATAGCCCAAGCCCTGCAAAAGCCATACCACGATATGCTGTTTATCGTTCATCGCTTGATTATCCGGATCAATCAGTGGAAAGGTGCTTTCCCTGAATGTCCGTTTGTCATGCTGACCACGCTTGACCAACACCAAGATGCCAAACAAGTAAACCCCGACCGCCATGATGATACAAAATGATGCGGAACTCCGCCAGTACATACCCAACGCCCTTGTGACCGTCAGCGGCGAGCAGACGCTTTACGACAAAATGCAGGTCGAACTGCAACTGTCTGAAGCATGGTTTGTTCGCATTTTCGGAGTAGTTGAAAGCACTCCGACTGCGCGCAAAGTGCTTGCCACTGACGCGTTTTTGAGAGCCGTCCCGAGCCTTGACCTTGTGCTGACTGCCAACGGTTTCGGCATAGTCAGCAACAACACTATCGCCCCAGCATCAAAGGACCGTGTCGATAGGCTCATCAGCTCGTTGGAGAGCAATCGGGATTTTGCTGTCGAGCAACTGCTGCACGACCTGCTGCAGCTGCCGGAGTGGAGAAGTACCGCACAAGGGCGTTACTTCCTTTCCACGCTCTACCAAACGCCGCAGTCGCTGCCGCGTGAACTGCATCGGGGCAAAGCATGGGACTACTTTCAGCAGACCCACGCGCAGATAGTCCTCATCGAGCAGGAACTGGCAGAGAAGTTCATTTCCCGTGAGGTCTATGCCCGACTGCGTTCTGACATCGGCAATCCCGATTTTGCCGACCTTGTGCAGCCCTTGCAGGCTGTGGAGTTGCAACTGCTTACCGGCAAGCCGTTACCATACAAGCAACTTGTCGCACTCACGGACTACATCCGCAAGAGCGAACTCTTCCCGGAGTGGCAGGAAACAACAACCGCCCGACTATTTGAGCCTCATAGGTTTGAGAACACAAAACAGTCGAGCGGATATTGGTGGTAACTGTCACCTATTTATTTGGCACCGAACTTCTGCTTCTTGCCGACCAGCCACCAGAAATAGAAAAGGCAGACGGCATCAAGAACCATGATTATGCCTTGCACTCCTTCGGAGACACCGGCTTTGGTGGCACCTACGATACCAGCCATCAGCACCACATGATAGAACAATGCACCGAGGAAAAGCCACAGCATATCCATCTTCGGGAACTTATTTTTTCCGTACAACACATATAACGTCCAGATGCCTATCGGATAGCACAGCAGCGCCGAGTTGATCAGACCGGGATTATAGCAGCCGAAGTTGATTGCTTGCACGATATGCATCGTGCCGTTGATGAGTTCGAATAGTGCCATGCCTGCCGCCATGCGATGGTAGCCCTTCTTGACCATCACAGCCGTAAGCGGTCCTACCACCCACACCAATAGCAGATTGCAGCACAGGAACGCCGCCTCTCCGATACGCACACCGAGCAGCTGATACATCAGTATCGTGAACGCCTGTGCGTTGCCGTACATGTCCACACCGTACTCCTCCAAGTTGTGGAGCATGTAGATGACAGCACCCATCCACGCCAGCGACACAGGGTCAAGAAAACGGCTCTTGGTTTTGTCCGAACGCAGAAAATCCGTGCAGAAAATAAGAATCAGCAGCACGATGGCGGCACCGCAGCCTATCCACGGCCACACGTGAAAGAACATACTGTAAGGCTCGCATGTCAAGCCTTGTGCAATCAATTCGTGATAGTTCATAAGTGTAATGTTTTATAGTTAGACATTCTTTTTCCCGAACACAAACGCGCGCATCTTACGGGCAAAGGACGGAAGGCTGCTGCCGATGAGGTGTTGGAACCATGCTTCCAGCAGGGCAAACAGCCCCACATAATAGAGCGAAGCCCACAGCCATTGGATGCCCTCGTAATCTATATTGCGGTTGATGACCACCAGTGCCCAAATGCTATAAGCGCACATGATAACCGCCGTGTACCAGCCCGGCGACGGCTTGCGCAAGCGAAAGATGAACGTACCCATCGTGTGCACAAACCCTTCGAAAATTCCAAGGATAAACACCGGCAATGCCAGCCACAACTGATTAGGCAAAAGTACCGCCACCGAGAAAAGCACAACGATATACACAGCTTGTGCCAAGTGCGACTTGCCCGGCGTCAGGGCATGGTAGTCAATACCTATGACCGGACCGAACAAATCCATCAGCCCTGGATGGGATAGTGTTTCCTCGTACTCATGTGCAACGATAAGCGCGTACATGCCCATTACCAGTTTCTGAATGAGCAGCAATTCCGACCAGCAGCACGCCGCCCAAATAGCAAATCCAACAAACACCAAGGTCATCAGATGGATGTTGTTTTTCAACAAGAACAAACCAAATCGTTTCATAAGCGTATAATTTTTAGTTAATTTCAAATCACGGTGCAAAATTACTGCTTTTCGCGCACATGTAAAAGAGCAATATATCGGTTTTATTGAGCAATTTTTACGAAAACATGCATTTTCTTGCCCAAAAACTTGCAAAAGTCGAGAAAAAAGTGTATCTTTGCACCCAAATTCGTAAGCATGGAAACACAAGTGAGTTTGGAATTATGCACAACTGGAAGTGCGGAACTACTGACCGTCAAAGGTCAATGTAGCATCGTACCCGGCATGATTGTGGTTCATTCTCCGGTATTTCCGATGCTTGAACTCAGCCGTAGTGCCGACTACGCCTCTGTCATGCTGCACGAGTCAGTCGGGGATATCTACACACTCTTCTCGCAAAGTATTCCCACACCGCAACAGGCGTTGGCTATCACGCCGTTCATGCACCTGACCGACGAGCAGCAACGTTTCTTCCTGCAACGTGTGGACGAGATACACGCCAAAGAGCAGCAACTGCGTGACCTGCCACATCCGATACAACGCAAGATTTTGGAGACCTCCATCCACCTGTTGCGTCAGCAAACAATCATGGAGCACGTATTCCTGTTCAGCTCTCAATTGCTGGAAACGTCTGCGGCTCCAACGCGCAGAAGGCAGATTTTCGTGACGTTTTTCCTGTCCCTGAACCAAGAGTACCGGCAACATAGAACCGTTCAGTATTACGCCGCGCAGCAGCATATGTCGCCACGGCATTTTGCGGACATCATCAAACAGGAATCGGACTACACACCGATGGAGTGGATTAACATGATCACCGTCAGTCAGGCGAAGAATCTCCTGCGCCAGCCTCACATGTTGGTCAAGCAGGTAGCGGACGAACTCGGCTTCCCCGAGCAGTTCACCTTCCGCAAGAACTTCAAGACCCACACCGGCATTTCCCCGACTGAATATCAGAATAAAAAATAACTAACAATATTACCCCGAAAGAAGGTAGAGATAATAAATAATCCTGTCTTTTCTGACAACCATATCAAGCAGTACTTTTGCAACAAAAACAAAAGTGCTGCTTATTTATGTACACGCTTAACTTGACACTCCCCACCTGTTGGCAGGAACTCACGCAAACACAACTGCGCTATGTGTTCTTCCTGATGACGCAGAACTACACCGCCGATGAGGTGAAGACCTATTGCCTTTGCCGTTTCAGCGGGCTGCAAGTCCTCGGCAAAGAAGACAATGGCTATTGTGTGCTATACGAGAACAATCCGCACATCATCACCGCCGTTCAGATTGCCGAGCAACTGCCTCGCCTTGCTTGGTTAGATGAGTTGCCACTCGTGCCGTTGCGCCTCCTGCAAATCGGCAAGCACAATGCCGTGGCCGCCGACCTTTCAGGTGTGCCGTTCTCGGATTACCTCGCTCTCGATAACCTCTACACCGGTTATCTCCAGACACAGCGCAACGACCTGCTGCGTGAGATGGCCGTTATTCTTTACAAGGCTGAAGACATCACGCTCACAGACGAGGAAGCAATCTCTATCTTCTATTGGTTCGCTTCGCTGAAGGCTTATTTTCAACGCCGTTTCCGTTACTTGTTTGCACCAAGTACGGACGGCAACCTGCTTGGCGACACGGCAAGCATGGCGGACAAACTGCAGTCCGCTATGGATAATCAGATACGCGCACTCACCAAGGGTGATGTGACCAAAGAGGAGCAAGTTCTGCAGGCGGACACCATCCGCGCTCTGACTGAACTTGATGCGATGGCGCGTGAGTACCAAGACTTGCAAAAGGAGATACGAAAATGAACGACAGCAACTGGAACGCTTCTGCCTTTTTCGAGGACCTGACACGACGCAACAAGTTGGCGCAGGAAAAAGGCTTCCGCTTTTGTCGTGTGAGTGGTCTGGACGGCTTCGAGGAAGCCTTGCAAGCTATGCTTTCGACCACCGCTTTTGTGTGCGTGAGTGACCTCTCACAGGGCTTCACGGCTCTCAACAACACACCCCGGACACGCCGCGTCAAAACAGTGTTTCTCGCTGTGCGGTGTGCTGTTGATGACATGGAGGCTCGGCAAACCTGCCTTGACACCATGCAGGAACTGTTCCGGCAGTTTATGTCGGTACTCATCCAAGAGGAAACGCGCCTTCGGGAGCGGTTTATCTATCTCGATCCAAAGATAAACTTTCACGAGATAGACCGCTATTTCTTTTCCGGCTGTGCTTGTGCTTTCTTTGAAATAGCTATTGACAAATATACGGACTTGCGTTTTAATCCGGAGGAGTGGGAAACGCCAACCGCTTAATGCAATGCTTATGGACTACACAGAAGAGATACTTCAGCAGATAGAGCAGCTTGCGTCTATCTATATGCCAATACGTGACATCGCCCTCATCATCGAGGTCGATGAAACGGCACTACGTGAGGACATCCAATGCCAGACGAACCCTGCTTCTCGTGCTTACCGCAAGGGTAAAGCCCTCTCCAAGGTGGCACTCCATCAGCAGGAGATGAACCTCGCTCGTGTAGGCTCGCCTTTGGCATTGGAAAACGCCCGTCAGAACTTGCTTGATATGGAAGACGATGAGTAGAAGCAACATCCGTGACATAGCGCAACGCGACCTTTTCACAGCAGAAAAGCAGCTGAAGGAGTTATACACTTCGGATGAGGTCGCTCATGTCTTGCGTTTGCGCGAGATGTACTCTTGGTTTATCTCCAACCCGGACAGCCGTGACCGGCAGTTCATCGCACAGGAGAAAGACCGCTATGGCATAGGCACCACGCAGGCATACGCAGACCTCGCTATTGTCAAGATGTTGCTACCGTTGCTATCATCGGCAAGCAGAGACTTTCACCGCTATCGAGCCAACGAGATGTTGCTTGAAACCTATCGTATGGCAAAGGCTCGCAAGGACACCAAGACCATGGAGCGTGCCGCTGCGTCCTACGCAAAATACAACCGCGTGGATCTGGAGGACGAGCAGGTGCTGCCATACGACATGATAGTGGTGCAGCCGTTCACTGCTACCAGTGATCCGACCGTCCTCGGCTTGAAACCCATTCCGAACCTGCAACAGAAGATTGACAAACTGCTTGCCAAGTACCGCGCAGAAACGATTGACATCGAGGATATTGAGTACGAGGAAGTCGACCTTGAAGAAACGATTTATTTCCCCTCTAACGAAGAAACGAATGGCTGATGTATATTTCAATAATCCCCAACGCCGCACGCAGCTCATCGGTGCAAATACCACCGTCATCGTTGCAGGTCGTCGTACAGGAAAAACGGACTCCATTGCTTCGCCCTTTGTGCTACGCAATATGCAACGAATGTCGGGTAGCACAGGTGGCATTGTTGTACCTACGTTCAAGCATGGCTTGACGAACACAATACCGGGACTGCTTGCGGCTTGGAAACGTTGGGGCTTTCTCAATGGTGTGCATTATGTAGTCGGCCGAAAGCCGCCGAAAGGCTTTCAGACGGCTATCATTGAGCCTACCGACTACGAGCATGTAATTTCGTTCTACAATGGCAGTCGCGCTATCATCATTTCCCAAGACCGGCCCGGCTCGTCTAACTCACTCACTCTGTCTTGGCTCCTCATCGATGAAGCCAAGTTCATCGACTACGAGCGTCTGAAAGATGAAACGCTCCCTGCCAATGGTGGTATCAAGTCATACTTTGGCAAGCACTCCTTCAATCATTCCATCCTTATCTTGTCGGATATGCCCCAGACCAAGAAAGGGTCTTGGTTTTTGCATTATGAGGACAAAATGGATAAGGAACTCATCGCCACCATTGAGGCTACTGTTTGCGAGATTTGGAAAGTCAAGCAGCGCATCAAAAATGATAGAGCAGCGGGCAAGACACCGCCGGAGTACCTGCGCAAGCACCTGCGGCATTTGGATAAGCAACTCAATCAGATGCGCTCGGTCGCTGTGTACTACAAAGAGTATTCCTCTATTGAGAACCTGCAACTGCTTGGTGAGACGTACATCAAGCAGATGAAACGCGACCTCACACCGCTCACTTTCCAAACATCCATCCTTTGCCAACGCATAGGCATTGCCAAGGACGGCTTCTATTCCTCGATGAGGGAAGCGCACTATTACGATGCCTCGAACTTTGAGTATTTAGACGCTATGTGGGCAGACCTCGCTGCCACTGGCGAGTTGCTCACTCTGCCCACCACCGTCCAACAGGACAGCGATGTAGTGCCTGACATGCCGCTCTACATCGGTATGGACTACAACGCCAACATCAACTGGATTGTTGCTGGTCAGCCTGTAGGGAAACGGCTGAATGTAGTCAAGTCCTTTTATACCAAGTTCGAGAGGAAAATCCCTGCGCTCATTGCCGATTTCTGCGCCTACTACGAGACACACCAAAACAAGACGGTCGTTTTCTATTACGACACCACCGCCCTCGGCTCCAACTATGCCGTCAATGAGCAGGATTTCCGTTGGGTGGTTATCCACGAGTTTGAGCGACACGGCTGGCACGTGCAGGATGTCTATATCGGCAACCCCATGAAGCACCACGAGAAGTATCTGGAGATAAACGAAGCTTTCGCCGGTCGCCGGAAACTCATGCCGTTCATCAACCGGCAGAACAATGAAGACCTTATCCTCGCACTCCAAACGGCAGGCGTTTCGAGAGGCAGGAACGGCTTCCGTAAGGACAAAGGCGGCGAGAAACTCGCCGAGACGGAGGAAGACCTCTTGCAGCATCGCACCGACGGTACGGACGCGTTTGATACGCTCTATATCGGGTGTGCAAAATTCCCACAGCAGAATGTTTCTCAAATCTCTGTAAGTGGAGTGTTATAACCCTATCGCCCTCATTTTTGGGTAAAATATGCAGGTTTATATTCTTTTTTTTGGGAAAAAACATACAAAAACAAAGTTTTTGAAGGGAAAAATTTGCAAAATTCATTTTTTTTTCGTAATTTTGCACGCGTTTTCGAAATGAAGATTATATTGTTTAACAAAAAAAGATAAAAGACATGAGAACAAAAGTACTTTTTATTGTAATGTGCTTTGCTGCAATGGCAATTGCACAAGAGCCGTCGCAACCATGGAGTGTAAATGCGGATAGTGTTTATGTTTCTTCAGCAACAACAAGAGTTGGAATTGGCACCGCCTCACCCCAAGAAGCCTTGCATGTTGAAGGTTATGTTTATGGTAGTGGCGGACATGGTTCCCTTCGAATCAAGACAGATTGTGGAGTAACCGCTATCGGATGTGATAGTTGGGCTTATTCTCACTTTGACACTAATCTTCCTCGTTTCTATTTCTATAAACCAGTGATGATTGGGAATGGTGAGTTGTCAAGCGGCAAAGACAATAATATGACTTTCAAAACATTTAATGGCAGTTCTTATACAACACGTATGTTAATCAAATATAGTAATGGTTATGTGGGTATTGGGACAACAACACCAGCTTATAAATTAGATGTTAATGGGGATCTCCGTGCTTCGAAAATTTATACTACAGAAGTAAAAGTTTCCGTGCCAGCAGGTGCGGATTATGTTTTTGCTCCTGATTATCAGTTACCTTCATTAGATGCAGTTAAGACCTTCATTCAAGAAAACCAACACCTGCCTGAGATACAATCAGAGCAGGATATGCAAGAAAATGGCGTAAATTTGAATGAGTTCCAGATACAACTTCTGAAAAAAATTGAGCAACTTACCCTTTACATCATACAACAAGATGAGCGTATTAAGGAATTAGAAGCTAAACAGTAACTAATTAATTCTTCTGCATTATGAAACACAATATATTTATATCGTTGTTTCTGATTTGTTCTATATCTACATATTCGCAATCTTTGTTCAAACAAAGAGCGATAAACTTGGAACAAGAAAAAATTCAATCTATACTAGATAGGGATGCGACAGCATCTGTGATACCTATTGATTTGGATATAGAACTTTTATCAAAACAGCAAGATATTTCTTTTACAGTTGATGGCGTTACCTTTTTATTATCTCCGATAAAGTTCGATGTGCGAGGGGTAAATAATTTCACAGCCTCATATTGCTCTTCTGACAGAGTGAATTCTATGGTGGTGTCCGTTTTTGGTGATAACATTAAAGGAAATTTGTTTTTAGAAAATGGTATATGGGGAATTGAGACTATAGACTCTGGTGAGTATGTATTGGTCGCAATAGATCAAACTGCCTTTCCAGAGGAAGACGAGCCATATTCCTACAATTATGATAATAGAAGTTCTACTTCGGCTGACGAAAACACAAATGAAGGGCGACATACGGAAATGAAAGCGTGGCCAGTCATTTCAGTTCTAGTTATGTATACCAATGAAGTCGCAAGTGCACATTCTTATTCAGAAATTGTGACAGAAGTGTTTAATGCAGAGGCGATATCTAATATAAGTTTTGGAAATAGTGATTTGGATTGCTTGTTTAAAGTGGTGTATATTGGGCACACGAATTATAACGAACATTCCATTTTCAAAACAAATTTAGATAGATTTGTTAATTTATCTGATGGTTATATGGATGAAGTGCAGAATTTGAGAGAGCAGTATTCTGCAGATGTGTGTATGCTTATATGTAATGGAGGAGCGGGGAAATGCGGACGAGCTGCAACAATTTATGCAGGAGCAGATAGCGCATATTGTTTGGTCAAGTATAGTTGTGCAGCTGAAAACTTATCATTCCCACATGAAATAGGACATCTTGCAGGGTGTCGTCATGACATGTATAAGGATTCGACTCTTACTCCATATCCCCACGGACACGGCTTTGTTAAAGCAGATAAACGTTGGAGAACAATTATGGCATATAATAATTTCTGTCAAGATCGTGGATATAGTTGTGTCCGTCTCCCATATTGGTCGAATGTGACTATCTCTTATGCGGGAGACGCAATGGGAGATGAAATATATCGCAATAATGCTAGAGTTTGGGAAGATAGGGCCGAGCAACTTTCATATTTTAGAATAACTGATGATAAAACAATCTCTTCTCTAGATGTCATTAATGCTGATTATGCTCACATATTTGCAGACCACACACTCAAAACGTCAGGAGCAGATGTAACCATTAGTGCTGGTAATAACATTACATTTCAAGCAGGGGACTCAATTATTCTGAAGCCTGGTTTTCATTCAGCATATGGATCATTTTTCCATGCCTACATATCTGATTATGATTCTGCAGCAACACACTACACGTATAATATCTTATCTATGCCTAAAAAACATGATATCACAAGTGCAAAACTAAATATGCAATGTAGTGTGAGCCCTAATCCAATAGAATCTAATAGTAAAATTGTACTGACTCTTGATGGAGATTATTCTGAGATTAACATCGATATAGTTGATTTGTTTGGCAGAAATATTTGTAATGTCGCCTCTGAGAAATCTCTTCAAGAAGGAGAATACTTCTACCAAATTAATTCAGAATACTTACCGTCTGGTGTGATGTTTGTTATAGTTACTTCACATAATCATATTTTAACTTCATCAAAAATTTCGAAAAAATGAAAGCATTAAGCTATATAATTACAGGAACGTTGTTTGTACTATTTGCGACAGCATGCAACAACGCCAATAACCCCGAAAATAACGACGAATCGGGTAATGGTGTAGAAAAGACTAACAATAATGGGAATTCAGAATCGAAAGTTCAACCTAAAAAGGGAGAATTGGTTTACTCGTCAGAAGACGAATGTGAACAATTGTTTTTTGACGAAAGGTTAGGTGAGGACTTTGGCTCAGCCTTGAATAATCTTATTGCTTCACGAAGTGAACTAAATGAGCTCGGAGAAAATATCTATGTCAAAAAAACAGAAATGACATTTGTTGAAACATTCATAGATACACAAGTATATCTTTTGCAGTTCTATAAAATTGATAACGATAACGAGAAATACCCATTGCAAGTCCTCTATGCTGCGCATGATGCAATTGATAATGATGGAAACCATTACGAATTCGAGTTTTGTGATGGTCCGAGCGATGAAGAAGAGAACAAGCCAGTCGGAAGTTATTCCTTTGAAGAGTGTTCGGATTGTTATTTGTTATTTGTGAAGAATTATGGTCAAAATTACGATGAGGCAATGTCAAATCTAAAATCGGACATCAATGCTTGTGTGGCAACATTACAAGAAGAATTCAGGAGATATGTATCTTTCGATGCAGAACAGGTAAGAATAGTTGAAAATCCTATTACATTGACCAATCATCCTGACAAAAGCATTCAATGCTCACTTATTCAAATTCAAATATATTCGACAATATCCAATGAATTCACACATGTAAAATACTACGGAGCATTAGACTCAAATGGAGATTTATATAGTGTAAATTCAACTGGAGCTTATTGATTTTGGCGTGTTAGATTCTAATGGTAATTTTTATTACGACAGAGCATTGCCAGTGTACGATACCTTTAATTAATGTACAAGAAAGTTGTAAGATATTAATGCTTGTATTTTTGTATTATATACTATAAATCTTTGTCTTTTCTACACGTCTATTAGTGCCATACCTTTGCACAAAAATGCAAGGATATGGCACTTTCTTTAATTACTGATATACCTGCAACGTGCTACACTTCGCAGTTGCAGAAAATCGAACTCGCCTCGTCAGGCACTGTCGTTAAGTTCCGCATCTATTACCAAGCGCAACTCTATTATAGCGGCAACGGGCAAACGCTAATCTTCAGTTCGTCCTATAACACGCGTTTCAGTCGTGTTGCTATTTACGACATCGGCTCGCTCCTCGAAACCTACATGTCTGACAAGGATGGGCTGCAGCAGTTCATCTTCTATTTCTCCAACGGCACTGACAGCCTTGAACAGACCTACGGCATCATCTACTGCAAGCAGCTGCCGTTGCGCACTGCTGCCGACCTCGCCAACTCCAATTACATCACCAACTACTTCAACCGGCTTGTCTATAAAGGCGCGAAAGACCAACTACCATACTTCGCAGGTTTCGGCTCGCCCGGAGGGTATGCCGTCCGCACTATCACCTATACCGTGGTCTATCGCAAGACGGACGGCACTTTCGGCACATACGATATAATCTCCGGAGGACGCACCGGCTTCGGCATTTCGTATGTTCTGACGAGTTGCGATGCCATTGCAGCGATGTTCCAGTTCTCCATTCCTGATGGGGCAGTCATCGTTGCCTATTCCTTAAAGCAGGGCAGTTGCACGGCGCGTTTCTATGTGTCCGAGCAGCCACTGCTGCGTCAGTTCGTGTTTCGCAATGCCTATGGCTGCCGCGAGTACATCGCCGTTCCTACAGCCCAAACCGAGAAGACCGAGACCAAGAGCAGCACAGCCGTTTGTGGTGACACGCTCACCCAATATGACATCACGCATACGCGCTCCTTCGAGGAACAAACACCGGTGCTGCAACGTGCAGAAGCACGCCGTTTCATGGAGTTTCTGACCTCGCATTATACCGCCGTTGTCATTGGAAATGCTGAATATCCCATTGTCATCACGTCCTACAAGGATGAGATTTCCGACAATTCCGGAGAGGGCAACGCTATCAAGTTCGAGTGGCAGTTCGTTTCGCTCCGCACGCCGCTCATCAGCGAAGATTACGACCGCATCTTCTCACCAGAACATGCAGACCAATTCGTATAAGTATCCGAATTTTACCCAAATCACCCGAATTATGTCCACCACACCACAACAGCAATCCGCCCAAGAAGCTCGTGAGAAATACATCCTCGCTTTCAATGCTACTATGATACAGATTTGGCAAGAGCGCATCACCTTGCTTGATGTTATCGATACTGGTGCGCTCCTCCGCTCGCCGCTTTCCTTGCCTGTCAAAGCCGATGGCCGTTTCTTCGAGGTCACGCTCTCACAGGCTTTCCTCGAATACGGACTTTGGCAAGATTATGGCGTAGGGCGTGAAACGCCTCGCGGTAACAGTGGCGACCTTGGCAGAGCCAAAAAGCGCAAGCGCAGACCTTGGTTCTCCAAGAAATACTACGCCTCCTTTCTCAACCTACGCGATTTCCTTGGTGAGAACATCGGGCAAGAATTTCAGGGCATCATCGCCGACACCTTCGCCCGGACGAATAAGATATAATAAAAAGGTTCGCACTCGCGCACGCACATTGTCTTTTCGCGAGCCTCGTTGCTCGCCTACCTTTGCATCAAAAAAAAAGAATATGAACGCACAAGTACAATCCCTCATCACAGCTTTGGGACAGCAGACCGAACCCAACAGCATCACCCCCGAAATGCTTGCAAACATTTTGATAGTATTTGCCGGCAAAGTCCATTTCACCGAAGATACCATCACTTCACTCGCCAGTGACAATGCCCGCTCCACATCTCCGGTGGCAGCAGAGATTGTGGCAAGCATACGAGATATTCTCACAGGACATATCGAATCGCTTGTACAAAAAAACGATTTACTCGCAGACGTTTTGAATACGCACTCTCATTCCTCATCCTCACTCTCCAACCAAGAGCATATCATTTTCGGTATAGGCAACGCCGCTCCTGGCACTGCCGCAATGGCTGTCAATCGTGAAAATATCGCTTCGGGGCATAATGCGTTTGCCGAAGGTTATGGTAACACTGCTTCCGGCAATCAAGCCCACGCAGAGGGCAACCAAACGCGGGCCACCGCACCTCAGGCACATTCGGAGGGTTGGGGAACGCACTCAACAAATAACGGCGCACATGCAGAAGGTGATGAAACAATCGCCTCTGGTAAATATAGCCATGCAGAGGGGGAGAAAACACAAGCGCAAGCCGACTATTCCCACTCCGAAGGTATGCAAAACATCACGGGTGGTAGTGCATACTCATACAACTCACTAACCGCTGCCGAAGATGGTGCTGAAGGCACTTATGCTCACACAGAGGGAAACACGAATATCGCTCGTGGTACTGCTTCCCATGCCGAGGGCAAACATAATTTTGCTGACGGCATAGCTGCACATGCCGAAGGCTTCAATAATCTCACCCGAGGGACGGCAGCACATGCAGAAGGGCAGTCCACGCAAGCCATCGCACACGCCACACATGCTGCCGGCTATCATACCATTGCCGCTTCAGCAAACCAAACAGTCATCGGCAAATACAACGTGCCTGACTCCGAAAGCGAATATGCCTTTATCGTTGGTAACGGAATAGCTGAAAATGCACGTTCTAACGCATTTGCTGTAAAATGGAATGGCGATATAATTGTATGGGATAACGGCACTCGCCATGCTCTCACTGCCGCCACGCTCGCTTCACTCGCACAACAGATAGCCGACCTTCGTGCACTCATCTATTCTTTTCATCCGACCAATGAGGTTGAAACACAAATTGATTTCTCTACCGGTACTTTTGATTCTGAAGAGAAGTATATCACGTGGCTATCAATCGACCGCTCAATTAGTATGCTACAACTCAAAGGCAATGGCTCAACTGCCGTCAATCAGTCACATGTGTCTGCTCTACGGCTACTCAAAGGCCATGTACTTCACTTCAACGCGGGTGAGAATAGACTAATCAAGCGTATTCTCATCACATGCTCGGATAAATATATAGGCTCGGACATCACTGTTGGAACAGAGATGCAATCAAACCTCGTTGTAGATAACCCCACCACTATTACTCGTGTACTAACCACATCCAACTCGGGTACACACGAACTAACGGTAAATGGCGAAGGAGTGACCGATGTCTATCTCCAAAACAACTCCACAAGCACCTCGCTCAACCTCCAATTTACAGCTATTACAATAATCTATAAAACAATATGAAGACCAAACGCACACATGAGGAGCGCAAATTGACGCTCCAGTTAATCCTCGCTGTTTCTATGGCAATCTTCGGTTGCGTGATGATAGTCGCAGCTTTCATCGTGCCGCCAACAGGGGAAATTCATCCATCGGTGCTGACCGCCTTCGGCGAGATACTCACTTTCGCCGGTGCAGTCCTGGGCATCGACTACAACTACAAGTTCAAGATCCACAGCAGAAAGGAGGTTGAAGATGAGGACAATCAATGAAATCATCGTGCATTGTACCGCTACGAAAGCAGGTCGTCACTTCGATGTGAACGATGTGCGCCGCTGGCACTTGCAACGTAAGTTCCGTGACATTGGCTATCATTTCCTGATCCTTCTTGACGGCACAGTGCAACAAGGCAGACCCCTCGCCAAAGCCGGTGCGCACTGCGTAGGACATAATTCCCACAGCATCGGTGTTTGCTATGTCGGAGGTCTCGCTGTAAACGGCAAGCCCACTGACACGCGAACACCTGAACAACGCCTTGCCTTACGCAAGTTGCTCACACAGCTCAAACAACAATTCCCAACGGCTGTTATTCACGGCCATTGTGACTTTGCCGCAAAGTCTTGCCCTTGTTTCAATGCAACCCAAGAATATAAAGACCTATGAGAAAGATCATCTTAACCTTATGTGCCAGTGCGCTTTTGTGCGCCTGCCACACACAGAAGCACACCGTCACCAACATCGAGCAGCAGGCTCAAACAACCGGCTCGCATACAAGTGTGCAAGTCCTTCAGTCATTTGACTCCTTGTTGCAAACTCTCGACTTCAGCGCAGACAGCGTAGTTATTGAGCTTACGCAGTCCGCCCCGGACACAGCGAAAGCAGGAGCGACCGGCAAGCCTCACGCACCCGCCCTGAAGATTACCGCACATCAGCCACGAGTGCGGGCTACGAAACAGGAAAATAATCGTGTAGTTGCGCAACAGGTTGAGCAGGACTCGGCGGCAAGCTCTGTACATGCTAACAGCCACGCCGACACATCAAAGGATGTTGTTGGTGTGGCAACGCCGATGAATGGGACGTTTGTCACAATCATCGGCTTGTTGGCTGTACTCCTCATTGCTGCCATATTCCTTTGGCTCTTCCTGCGCAAGTACAGGATTATTTAATCCGCCCATATTGCGAACGTGTAGTCTCCGCTGCGCTCCAATTATACGCACGCAATAGCCCACCACCGCCCACCTCGCTTTTGAGGTGAGCGGTTTTTTTGTGATGTGGTCAGCCGAGTGCAAAGCCGCAAAGGAACTCCACAAGGGCGTAAGCCGCAGGGAGATTGTCAAGGCTTGTCGGAATAGTGTGGAACTCATCGGCTCATAGGTAGAGCAAAAACTCAATAGGCGATTTGTGTATATAGGGAAACTATCGGCTTGTGCAGAAATCGGGAAACTCTTGGCTCGGTCATATCGGGGAGAGGGGTAGCCCTCGTCCGTAATAGAGGGAAACTCGGTCGTTCATTTGTTACAGGGAGATTGCAGAGCCTTTCGGAATTTGAGAAACTTTTGGCTCGTAGGTAGCAGGGAGAGGGCTGACCTGTTTCGGAAACATGCAGGAAACTCCCTGCCTTATCGGGTGCAGGGAGATTGCAAAGCCGTTTAGAGGACGGTGGGAAACTATCGGCTTGTGCAAAAATCGTGAAACTCTTGGCTCGGTCATATCGGGGAGAGGGGGCGCTCTCGTCCATAATAGTGTGAAACTCGGTCGTTCATTGCTCACAGGGAGATTGCAGAACCTTTCGGAATTTGAGAAACTTTTGGCTCGTAGGTAGCAGGGAGAGGGCTGACTTGTTTCGGAAATATGCAGGAAACTCCCTGCTTTATCGGGTGCAGGGAGATTAAAATCGGCATTTTCAAAGAGACTTTCTGCATATAGCGCAAAAGTAACAAACCGCCAAGAGGTCAGCCAAAGCAGGGCGGTCGGGGGGTCTTTCGACTAAAATGCAAAGGGAAATTCCCTTTGCAAACCCTTAAACAACTAATATACAGCGATTTAACTTTTTGATTACCGAAAAATCCGTAAAACAAGGATGAGAACGAAAGGTAAAAAATCAGCTAATATATTGATATTGCATTTTTTACGCCATTTGAAAATGTGTCGTTTGGGTCGTCTTTTCCGGTCGCCGGTTATGGGCTTACTTTTGCACAAAAATTACTGTTATTATGTCAGACTATACAAGTAACACCACCGTCAATCTACAAGTGAACGGACAACAAGCAGAGGAGACACTGACGAACTTGCGTAAGCGTGCCGCTGACCTGCAAAACGAGATTGCAAAGGCAGCAGCCGCAGGCGATAAGGTGCAACTGAAACGCTTGCGCCGTGAGTTTAATGATGTCAATAGGCAGATTAAGCAGATAGAGAGTAGCACAATGCAGGCAGAAAATGTCTTGCGAAGATTAGATAGAGCCACGCCCAACGAACTGAACAAGGCTTTGCAGACACTGACAAAGCAACTCAATTACATCGAGAGAGGTTCAGCCGCTTGGGACGCACAGACACGGAAGATACGTATGGTTAAGGATGAGATAGCCCGCGTCAATGATGAGATGAGAAAAAGCACCACTTGGCTTGAACGTTTCAATAACAAGTTTGCCGAGTGGCAGACGATAGGTGCCGGAGCAATAGCAGGTCTGACCGGTGCGGTGATGGCAGGCAAGAAAGCCGTGCAGATGTATGCTGAAATGCAGCAGGAAGAAGCCAATGTCCGCAAGTACACGGGAATGACCGAGGAGCAGGTCAATCATCTTAACGAAGCGTTTAAGAAGATTGACACGCGCTCCAGTCGTGACCAACTCAATAAGTTGGCACAGGAAGCCGGACGATTGGGCAAGACATCGGAAGAAGATGTGCTTGGTTTTGTGAAAGCAGCCGACCAGATCAATGTCGCCCTTGATGAACTTGGTGACGGAGCGACGCTGACGCTCTCCAAACTCACCAACATCTTCGGGGACGAGCAACGCCTTGGAACGGAAAAGTCTTTGCTCGCGGTCGGCTCTGTCATCAATGAGCTTTCACAGAACTGCACAGCATCGGCTTCGTACCTTGCGCAGTTTGCGCAGCGTCTTGCCGGTGTGGGAGCGCAAGCGGATATGACCATCCCGCAGATTATGGGCTTTGCCGCCGTTCTTGATAGTCAAGGTCAGAAAGTAGAGATGTCTGCTACCGCGTTGTCTAAACTCATCATGAACTTGTTCAAGGACACGGACAAGATTGCCGCCGCCACGGGGCTTGACCTTGAAAAGTTCAATGAGGCATTGAGCAGATCCACCAACGAGGGTCTGCTCATGCTGATACAACGCTTGCACGACCTTGGAGGTATTGATGTCCTCGCCCCGGTGTTCAAAGACATGGGCGAGAACGGAGCAAGAGCGTCCGCTGTGATCTCCGCTCTTGCCGGAAACATCGATATGGTCATCTGGGAGCAGGAGGAAGCGCAGAAAGCCTTTGAGGAAGGAACTTCGGTCACAAAGGAGTTTAACGTGCAAAACACAACAGTACAAGCAGGGCTTGACAAAGCACGCAAAGGCTTTCAGGAGATGGCTATTGCTCTCGGTCAGGAACTCATGCCGGTTATGCGGCATTTCATCAGCAGCACATCAGCCACAATGCGTCTGATGTTGAAGTTAGTCACGTTCATCAAGGAGAATAAGGACGCTATCAAGACACTGGCAGCAGCTGTGGCCACCTATACGGTAGCCGTTAATCTTGCGCTCATCAAGGAGAAACTACATGCCGGACTGATAGCCGTCAAGACGGCTGCAATGCACGTTCATCGTGTGGCTGTATTGGCTTCTTCGGTTGCCTACAACCGACTCACGGGAAACGTGACACGAGCCAATGCCGCAATGAAACTGCTGAATGCCACGATGAAGATGAACCCTTGGGGTTTGCTTGCAGCCGCTATAGTGACAGCAGGCGTGGCACTGTATAACTTCATCAAGCGGCAAAGAGAGGTCTCTGCCGTGGAGAAAGAGATGAAGTCCATTCAGGATGACATCATACGCCAGTATGCCGAGCAGAAAGGGAAGATTGACCGCCTGACAGCAGCCGTCAATGATGAGAAACGCTCGCTTGTGGAGAGACGCAAAGCCTTGCAGGAACTGCGCAAGATTGTACCGGGGTATCACACGGAACTGACTGCCGAGGGCAAACTGATACGAAACAACAAGGAAGCCATCGAGGACTATCTTGTTGCCCTCAATAAGGAGATTGCGCTGAAGGCTTATCAGCAGAAACTGGAGGAGGCTTATGCGAAACGTGCAGAGTTAGAGATGAAACTGGATGAGCAGACCGCCGACAGGGATGAGAAGAAAGCGGCATGGAGCAGTATGACTGTTGCCACAGACCGCGCAGGAAATAAGCAGGTCAGTTCGGCTTTTAAGAAAGATATTGCTTGGAACAAGTATCTTTCCGCCGATAAGGATGTCAAGAAAACATCAGCCGCTTTGCAGGAGGTGGATGACATCATCGCCGCTATCAATAAGAAAGTGGGTGAGTATGCCGACGGTATGCAGCAGGTCAAGACCATTACGGAGGAGGTAGAGGAGGAAACGCCGGTTATCGTTCCGACTCCGGATGACAAGGACACGAAAGCCCCCAAGAACAAGTTCCAAGCCGAGGACGATTGGCGAGAGGAACAGGAGGCATTGGCTCGTATTGATTATGCAAAGGGCATAACCGACTACGAGACCTTCACCAAGAAGATGTTGCAGATAGAGGTGAACTATCACAACAAGAAACTGCAACATAAAGACCTTGAAGGAAACGAGGAGGTGACTATCCAAGCCGCGTATTATGAGGCATTGAAAAAGCAGCAAGACAATCACCTAAAGGGCACTGCTGAACAGGAAAACGAAGCCTATCAGCAGCAGTTGATTATCTTGCAGCAGCGTTATGTGGACGGAGAGATGACGGCTCGCCAATATCAGAACGCCACGGAACTCGCCGAGTTGCAACATCTTCAGAACCTCGTCAATCTCTATAAGGAGGGAAGCAAGGAGCGACTGAAAGCCCAGCAGAACTATCAGCGCACCTCGCTCAAGTATCAGGAACGGCATGTGCAAGAGGACAAGCGTTTGCAGGAGCAGCTGCAATCGCAGTTCTTCACCAAGTCCTTCCATATAGCAGACCCCGACAGCTATGAGCGTGATTTGCGAAACGTGCAAATCGTCTATAATCAAATGCTCAAAGCCGCCGGTGACAATGCCAAGGAACGGCAGAAAGTGGAGCGTGCTTTCCATGAGGCCAAGTACCAACTTGCACACAAGTATAACATGAAAGAAGCTGCAGAACAGGAAAACGCTTTCCGTTCTGCTATCGACAGCAGCGTAGAGTGGCTGCAATCAGATGGTGGGCAGGCTATGGTGCAGACTTTTGACATGCTGGTTAATCAGATGTCGCAGATCTTCTCCTCGCTTTCCGAAATCGTGCAGGCAGAGTTGGATATCCAAACGGCTATGATAGAGAAACGGTATGCAGACGCTATATCAGACGCAGAGGGCAACAAGTATCGTGAGGTGCAACTGGAGAAGCAGAAGAACCGCGAGATTGCCAAAGCCAAGCAGGAAGCCAACCGCAAGATGTTTGCAATGCAGGTTATTCAAGCCGTTGCACAGACTGCCACATCCGCTATTGCTGCATACTCATCGGCTGCAGCAATTCCTATGGTCGGCTTTATCATGGCACCTATTGCAGCAGCAATGGCCGTTGCTGCCGGAGCAATACAGATTGCGTCCATCAAGAAGCAGCAACAGGCATCCGAAGCCACCGGCTATATGGAGGGAGGTTTTACCAAAGCCGGACGCAAGGACGAAGTGGCAGGTGTAGTTCACGCTGGAGAGTGGGTAGCCTCGCAAGCATTGGTCAATTCGCCGGAAGCACGCCCCTTGATAAACGCCCTTGACTATGCACAGCGCACAAATACTATTGCTTCGCTTAAAGCAGAGGATGTTTCCCGGACTATCACAGCACCTGCAGTGATTGCCGAGAGACTGTCATCGCAAGGCTCTATCGGCTCATCGATCAGCAAGGCATTGCCTGCCGTTTCCCGAAACACGGAGAAACAGGACAACTCGCTTGGCGACACGCTCGCTCGTTTGGCAAGCCGCCTTGATGAGCCGTTTGTGACAGTGAACACCGTCAGCGGTGACATGGGCATCAAGAGAGCACAGGATGAGTATGAGCAGCTGATGAAGAACAAAACACCCAAATCCAAACGCTAATGGAAATCTATATCAACAACCAACTTGCCGCCATTAAGAAAGGCAGCAGTTTCGATTATGTAGCGGAGAACCGCTATTTTTCCGGAGCAGACAGCTATACGCTCGCTATAACTTTTCCGCTCAAAGATTGTCCGCAGAACATAGCTATCTTCGGACATATCAACCGCAAGGATGTACAGGCGGAGAACCTGCTTTTTAACTGTGAGATACGAGATAAAGCCTTTGTGCAATATGGCTCAATCACGGTTACGGAGATTTCGGAAACGGAAGTCAAATGCCAGTTCCTTGAAGGGCGCAGCGTGCAGAACTTTGCTGTCACCTTTGATGAAATCTACATCAATGAGTTGGAACTCGGTTACCCGGACACCTCGCGAAGCCACATGGTTTGTGAATATCCCTACATACGCGATTATCGCTATGGGCAGGGTTATCTTGCCATCCCTTGGGTGAACAACAACACCGGCAACATTCAGAACAAATGGAAAGCACATCACACCCTTTGGGCTGACCGTGTACAAGGCTTGTCGTATCAAGCCTATATGTGGTATATCGTTCAACTGATATTCCAAAAACTCGGTTATACTTGCAACCTTGATGAGTGGAAACAACATTACAAGTGGGGTGCATTGCTTTGCTGCAACACACTCCCTTATGCTTGGAATATACGCAACTGGGCGAGAGCCTTACCGCATTGGACGCTCACAGAGTTGCTGGAGCAGTTGGAACTGCTGATGAATTGTGAGTTTGACATCAACCACGACACCAAGGTTATCACTTTCTCTTGGTCGTCTTACAACTTTCTCCACAGCGGAACGGTGGAGATAGAGAAAGTGGTGGACGAGTTTACGGAAACGCTCACCAAAGCAGAGGAAAGCAAGTACAAGGCATCGCAGGAACGGAAATATGCAGAGTGCAGTCATCGTATGTGGAAATACATGTCTTGCCCTTCGGTTATCAAGAAGATGCAAAGCCTTTCCTCGCAATACCAAAGAGAGTACAACACCATGACTGCCGTGACGACACTGTCCGGATTGCAGAAGTTCAAAGACGGTACGCAAGATGTCAATGAGTATGGTTTCAATCGGTTATACCATATCACCGATGTAGATATGTATTGGTCAATGCGCGTGATGAAACGGACATCTACTTGGCATGAGAATCTGCAAATGTATTCCTACTATTGGTGGGCAGTATGGCAGGCAATCAATCCATTTGGTCCGACAGACCCGGACGCAGAGAACGCACAGGAACTGAAGATTGTTCCTGCTTGGCTTGATGAGGTTATCAACGAGAACAAAGGAGTGAAGCACCTTTGTTTGTTCCTTGATTGCCCGGACATGCAAATCAACGATGGGCAGAACGACTCCGATGAAAACACCTTTGACGCAGAAGCCAACAAGGAGTTTATGATGAATGAGTTTAATGCTATGCCTTGCTATTATGCTGCACAGGATGAGAATGTTCAAAAACAGGAGTTTTTCGACAAGATATTTGTGGCGTTTTGGGCAACCTATGCCAACGGACACCCCAATCTGCCAGAAGAGGACTATAATGACTTCGTACGCTGGCCCGTGCCTGTGCGAGACCGCGTAGAAGTGGACCTTGATTGGGCTGTGTGGCAAAATGAGGAATTTTCCCTACGCTTTGACCATAGCGATGATAATGTCAATCTCTACATCAAGAACATTGACCCTACGCGCAAATATACCTTCAAATGGCTATCGGACACAATACCCAATCCACGCGCCAAGTTCTTCATTCAAGGACGCTGGTATATCTGCGAGAAGATAACCGTCACCTTTACGGAGCAGGGTATGTCCCAACTCCTTAAAGGCGACTTCTATCCTATGGTAGAGTAAGCACGCCGGAAGTTTCCGACACGGCAAGCCGTGTTAGAACTTCGGTGCTTTCTCATTGAGCGTCTTGAATAGTTCCGGGTCAACATGGTTGGCGTATCTTGTAGTCATTGACAAATCACTATGGTCAGCCGCCTGCATTACTGACAGCGGGTCAATTCCTGCTTTCAGCATTCCGTTGATACCTGTATCACGCAGGGAGTAGAGTTGCATTTCCTCCGGAAGATGTATCTCTTTTCTCATTGCCTCCCACACATTGCCGTAAGTATGGCTTGACATAGGTTTGGTGCCACACCGCCAACATTTGTCCGCAAACAGATAGTCCTCCGGCTTTGCGCCCATGATATGCCTGCTTAACATCTCCTTCAGTTCCTCGGAGAGACGCGCCCTGCGCTCCTTGTGGTTCTTGGTGATGTTGGCAGGCAGTTCTATACAGCTTTCCTCTATATTGACCATATATGCATGCAAACGGCTAATCTCAACGGGTCTGATTAAAGAGGTATGCACCAACTCGCAAATGATGAGATACTGCGGATTTGTTTTCTCGAAATACTCTTTAATCTTACTGCGCCATTGCTCGGGAATCAGGACACGCGTCTTGACTTCCTCGCGCTTTGTCTTGATCTTCTCAAAGGGATTCTTCTCACAATAGCACTTCTCAACCGCCCATGAGAACAAGGCACGACCTTGTTTGAGGTTATTGTTATAGGTGCGGTTGCTGACAGTGCCGTCCTCGTGTTTACGCGCTTTGCCGTTCTTGGTGGCATTATTGCCTTCAAGAACATAGTCCATATATTCCACAGCGAGACGCTGCGTGAACTCATTGCTGCGCAAATCCGGATGTTTGAAGACAATCCATTTCTTCAAGCCGTTGCAGAAACTCTCGTAGCTCCGCATTGTGTTTTCCGTCAGGTCGCGTTTCTTGGCTTTGAGGAACTTGTCAATCAGCACCAACATATCAACAGATCCGTCATCTACCGGCTGTTGAGGCGCAACCATAGCCGGAGCTGCTGCATACTGCTGCAGCACCTGCTGCGATGGCAGTTGGATAGGCTGCATCACAACCGGCATCGTAGGTTGCACTTGTAATGTTGATGAGATTGCGAACGGCGACCAGCCGCTTGCCAACTGGCAGTTGATTTGAATAATCATCTGCGTTGTCATTGAACGGAACTCTGCGAAGTTTCTTGCTTTCTTCCGCTCACGATTGAGTTTCATTCTTTTGCGCTCCAATCCATCTGTGATTTGATTGTACGCATAATACTCAATGTAAAATCCGTTGGTGTTGGACTTGAGCACAGCGGGCATGTATCTCCGCATTGCTCCAAAATTTACTTGTACTTCAGGCAT